TAGCAGCAAGGTTGCGGTGGTGATACCACTATAAAAACTGGCGCACCAAGAATGAGGGGTTTCTTAAAAAATCACTTAGATCCTAGAGGAATGACTAGGCTTCATTCAGTTGGAGCAGTTGCCGGACTAGAAACTGTATATTCTCCAATGAGTGGATTAGCAAGTTTATCAAATGGGTTATTTGGTTCAAGGGCTGGTCAAAAATTAAAAATTGACTTAGCAGAAGGTCAAACTATGTTCAGTGGAGGCTTTTTAGCTTCTACTAGAGCAGCTTCTCAAATGGATAGATTAGAACAAAGAATAGCAAGAAAAACAGCTGCAGGAAAACCAACTGATAGATTAACTAGTAGATTAACTAGAGCGCAACAATCAATAACGGACATTTCAAGTATAACTAGACCAGGGGTTAATCCATTTGGTGTAACAGAGACAACATTAGAAGATTTAAGAAAGGCACAAGTAGGCCGTAGAACAACTCCACTATTTCAAGCAGGCGGAGGTAGAGTCACAGGACAATATGCGACCTATGGTGGCGGTCCTGGTGTTTCTAATGTTAGGGGTAAAAAAGGCTTTCAAAGAATGTATAGAAAGCCAGAACAATATTATTTTGAAAGAGGTGGAACTAGAGCAGCTAACATGCCAGGTGATACTAGAGTAAAAATAATAAGAGGCCAAGGTGGAGGTTATAGCGCTGTTCTACCAAGTGGAGAATCAAGGTTTATAAGTTCAGAAGTAGGAAGTAGTTTATTCAGGCCTAGTGCAGGTTCTACAAAACCTGGTTATGGATACACAGGAAATACACTAGCTTCATCTGCCAGTGGACAGGCAACGCAAAGATTAATGGGCTATATGAGAGGAGCTCAAGGTTATGCTAGAGCTGGTGGTCTAACTGGTCAAGCGTATACTGGAGCACAAAATGCTGTAAATGATGCAATAAAAATGATGTCTAATTTAGAGGCAAAAGGAGTTGGTGTTAGAAGAGCAGATTTTTCCGTTAACACGGCTAGACAAAATTTAATGGCAAATAATGGTTCAGTATTTGCATCAATAGATGACGTAATAGCAACGCAAAAAGGTTTAGCCACATCTGGACGGAAATGCTGGGAAGACATTAACTACAAAAGCATTTAATGCTAACGCAAGAAATGCTGCTAGAGTAGCTGGACCAAAAGCTCCAACAGTAGCAGTTGGATCAGATTTACTTTCAATTAATGCCCAAGGTTATGCCACTAATACAGCTATGGTTCAAGGAACTGGTGGAAAAAGGATACTTACTAGAGAGCTAACAGAAAATCTATTTGGAAAAGAAGCTGGAAAAGTTGCAGCAAACGAAATGCTTGAAAGAGGTATTTTAAAAACTTATGGAGTTAAAGGAACTGCAAAATTATTAACTGGAGCTGGTGGAAGAGAAGGATTTAAACTAGCTGCTGCAGCATATGGTGGAGCAGCTTTAAATGTCGCTAATCCAATAATGACAGCTGCTATGGTTTACGATTTATCAAAAATGGCTGCAACTGGTATAATTGGAGGAGGAGCTAGACTTGCAAGGGATGCAATAAAATCAGCACAAGGTTCAATAAATAAACCTGGATTTGGAATGGGTTTTGTTGACAATGAAGTCGCAGCAACTTCTAGAGCAAGAGGAGTTATGGCTATTCAAAATTCAAGGTTGAATGCAAGAAGTTCTCTTGGTTCTGAAGGGTCAATGATGGCAGCGAGGTTTGGATAAAATGTCTTTATCTTTAAAAGAAAAAACTACTAACTTTAGAAAAAAACTAGAAGAACTTTCAAGAGAAGATCTTTTAGAAATTATCAAAGCCCAAGATCCAGAAACTATTAAACAGATAAATCGTATTGAATGGGTTTTTGAAAATAAACTTCAACATTTGAATTGGGCAGATGGAACACAAGTTGACTCAAGACCTCTAACAAATAGGGAATTGGCTCTTCTTGTCGATGAACCATTTGAAGTAGATAATAATCTATTGAATGCCGGTCTTTCAGCAGAACAGCAAAGACAATTACATGTAGCTAAAGATCCATGTTTATGGGCTAAGCATTTCCTAAAAGCAGAAACAAGAGTTTATCAAACTCTTATGTTGAGAGATCCAGCTTTAAGAAAAGTATTAAGAGCTGGACGTCGTTTAGGAAAAACATTCACAATGGCAATATATTTGCTTCACTATAGCTATACACATAAAGATGGACGATGTTTAGTTATTGCTCCAATGAAATCTCACGTAGAATTAATATATCAAGAAATGGTTAGACTAGCTAGCAAGAACGATGTAGTACTTAATTCTATTACCAGAAAAGTAACATCTCCTCAATTTATGATTCAATTCTCAAATGGATCTACAATAAGATTCTTTACATCCGGAATGAGATCTGGTGGTAAATCTGACGTAGCTCGTGGTCAAGAAGCTCATGTTATTGTTTTGGACGAAATGGACTACATGCACAATGATGACCTCGATGCACTTTATGCAATGCTCCAGAAGACAGCAGAGGATCAGCCTGATAAAGTTTTAATTGGGGCTTCTACTCCAACTGGAAGAAGAGAAAAATTTTGGGAATGGTGTAGAAATCCAAGGTTCAAAGAATTTTGGTTTCCTTCATACGCAAACCCTTTCTTCAGTAAGGATCAAGAAGATGAATTTAGAGAACAATATTCAGAAATGGGTTATAGACATGAAATTGAAGCAGACTGGGGAGAAGATTCGGAAGGAGTATATCCTAGAAGATATGTTGACCTAGCCTTTGTGGAGCCTTCTTGGAATTACGTACCAGCTGTTACATCAGCAAGAAGTTTTCATGTTATAGGTGTTGACTGGGATAAATATGGAGCAGGTACAAATATAGTTGTATTAGAAATATGCTCAGGAAACTACGAAGAGCAAGAGTTTAGGAATAAATTCAAGCTATGCTACAGAGAAGAAATAGAAAAATCAGAATATACATTAACAAAAGCTGTTAGTAGAATTATAGAATTAAACGAAATTCTTCAACCAAAGCATATTTATGTTGACAGAGGATTTGGAGAAGTTCAAGTTGAATTACTTAAAAAACATGGAGTTGAAAATCCAAGAAGTGGTTTAAAAGAAAAAGTAAAAGGCGTAAGCTTTGCTGAAACATTAGATATTAGAGATCCATACACTAAGTTAATGATTAAAAAAGACATTAAACCTTTTATGGTTGATAATCTTAGGCAAACTTTAGAAAAAGAACAACTTATGGTTCCGTCTTCTGATGATGAACTTTATATGCAGTTAATATCTTATGTTGTAGTTAGAACAACTCAAAATGGAAGACCTGTTTTTGAAGCAGCTGGATCGGCAGCAGATCACGCGCATGACGCCCTGCTTTTAGCCTTATTGGCAATTACTCAAAACTACGGAGAGTTTAGTAAAGTAAAATATGCTACGAATACGGAGTCAGTATCAAGTACTTTCTTTATGCCAAATGAGCAATTAATAAATCAAGAAAAAGATGAAAAAACAAATAAATTTGTAAGTAGAGCAGAAAAAATAAATCCAAATCAAGTCAAACTTGGATTAAGAAAAAAACCATCTTCAAAAATTAAAAGAAATATGTTTTAAGGTTTAATATGTCTATAAATACACCAAATACAAATTTAGGAACAAATTCAGAATCTTTGTATAGTTTAAATAATAATTTTGATTTAACTACAAATACATTTAAAGATACAGAAAATGATTTAAACTCAAGATATTCAGAATATTATTCTGAAAACTATTTTAAAGCAACTGTTTCAAACTCTATAGAGATAAGCTCTATTATTAATGAAATAGTTCAAACTAGAATAAATATTATGAAGATAATGAAAGAGATTGATATATTTTTATCAAAAGTTTATGTTAATCCAGACACATCTCCAGATCTAGACACAGCACACGCACAAGTGTGGAATGAAGTTGTTAATAAAAATAATACAAAAGTAAGTGAAGAAATATCGATATCTAATATACCACCAGCTGGTTATATTTCCTATCAAGAGTTTTGTTACGCAAAAGAGCATAAATGCAGAGGATGCAGAGCTCTAACGATGGAATATGAAGCTTATGTAGGTAAGACAGAATTAAGTTATTATTATGATATAAAAACATTTTTATCTTATTTTATTCATGAGCTTCAGTGTATGAATCAATTTATTATAAATACAATAGGGGATACATATAAAGATGAAGCAGAAAAAACAATTGCAAAAGAATTCTACTTTTGGACAAAATCGCTTAAAGAATATACGAAACTCTTTGCCCAAGAAATCACATCGTTACCACCAAAACTCTCAAAGTCCGAAATGGATTATGTCTCAAAAGTCCAAGCCACGCAATTCGAAGCGTTTTTTTCTCTCAAAATAAATTCATATGAATCTGAAATAAAAAAAATATTAGGATTAGTTAAAAAAGAAATGGTTGATACATGTGAGCTATATTATAATAATTTCTTAGCTCCTGCTTTAAAATCTAGATCTATGATTTCTTCTCCTTTAGAAATAGACTTATTATCATCAGATATGAAAAATAAAGCACCAGCTTTAGCAAAAGAAGTAGTTATAGCTTCTTCTACAATTAACGGAAACTTAGCATCTTTAATGTCTGATCTTAGGCAAAAAAAGGTTAATATAGAAAAAAGAATAATTGGCTTCTTAGAAACAGTAAGACTTAAAAGAAAATATATTTCTTTTTCTAGACAGTTTCAATTAGTTTCTGGATATATTTCTCCATCAATATACACTGATGTAAATGAAGATAATTACAGCACTATATTTGAAGAAGTAGTTTCTTTCCATGAAAAAAATGAAACATTAAACTCTAGTCATAAATATTTTAACGACCTTCTTGAAGATGATCATCCGCAATACTTATTGAGATCTGGTGGAGTTGTAACTGGAGATATTCAATTAAAAGATGGCGTTAAGATAGCAGGAATAGATTTTGCAAATCATAGCCATAGTTCTGGTGATGGAAGCATTCAAATAAAAATAAGCGATATAGACTATCAGACAGATAGAGATAGTTCTACAGCAATAATTCCTTTTTCAAAATCAGAAGAACCTATTTCTATAGAGATAGATTCTTATCTCCAAGATATATTAGTTGGAGGAGTTCCTGTAATAGATGTACTCCTGAGCGCTTCGATAAATGCCGATACTGAAGAAAACGGAAGATATGATATTATTGTATCTTATGTTGAATTAGAAGGATAATTAAATGAGTTGGTTTAAGTACTTTAAAAGAGATTTTGATTTATCTTCAACTACTCCTGTTTACGTATATCCTCCATTGAGGCGACCTATAGATATTTATAATCCATTTGATGACATAGAAGAAAATCAAATTATAGGAATTAAACTAGACTATAAAGATTTTTATAATAAAATTTCTACTTCCGCAGAAAAAGAAGAAGATAAAAAGCAATATATAGTTATCCACGAAGATGTTAATTCAGGGATATATACAGCAGTTAGGTCAACCGTTTTAAATGGATATTTATACTTTTTAAGTGCAAAGAATCACGAAGCTGGAGTAGATATTGTTGGTGAATATAATCTCTACTATGGAAATGATCATCTAAAGTATCTAGAAGAAGTTCAATATGATTCAAAGAAAGCATATAGGCAGGTATCAGAAAGTGCATTAAATAATCTTTTGGAAAATCCATCTCTATACGATACTTCTTTATATAATTTAAATATTTCAAATTTAGATAATTATCTGACAGAAGTTAATGCAAATGAGCCCGACATTGATAAACAACAGTTTTCATATTTTAATCAAAGCGTAGATTGGCTAGGTTATAAAACAACAAAGATAAACGCAAAAGTATCAGGTTCATTTAATGGTCCATTTTTGAAAATTAAAGCTTATAAAAAACCAAATGGTGGAAAAGTTAGATTAAAAATAATTAAGTCAAAACAAGATTACTATATTTTAGGCTTCGATCCATCAGTAGGCCCAATAGAGCAAACGGAAGAAGTATATTTAGACTGGACAGAAATAGATTTATATTCTTCATCTATTGAAGAGTCAATTATATACAATGATTCAAATTTAGAAAATAAAAAATATTATTTTTTAATTGAAACTCTAGAACAAGATAATAAATCCTCAAATGGAAATGAAGTAGAAATGATAAATTTCCAATACTTAAAAGCATATGATTTAATATTGGGAGCAAAAGAATATGATCCAGCTATATCATTTAAAGGTTAATAAATATGACTATAATTAAAAAAACTATCCAAGATTTAAAACCAGGAAAAAGATACTTAATAAAAGTAGAAGCTTACGATAATAACTTAAGCACAGTTGCTGCTGAAAATAGTATAATACTAGAAACTCCAACAGATAGCAGTATTCCAGGTGGAATTGATATAACCAACTTTGGTTTATATAACAATTCAAAATCTTTAATGTTTAAATTTGACGCCCCAAATGATGAAGACTTAAAAGGATATGAATATCAAGTATATTCACAAAATAATTTAAATTCACAATATTTAATACAATCACGGAGAAAGCTCAAGTAGTGTTTTTAGCGTTGTTTTAAATGACATAGCTCAAGCAATAACATCTACATCACCAGTTTATGGAAGAATAAGATCATTTGATACATCTGGAAATTATGGAGCTTGGACTAGTTTAATAGCATCTCAAGCAACGTTAGTTGCATCAGCTGAAATTCTTGAATTAACTGCAGATAAAATAAAAGCAGGAACAATCGGTGCTCAAACAATAAAACTAGATGGAGTTAACTCTGTAATTCAATCAAATAATTTTGTTACTGGTTCTACCGGTTGGATAATAAGAGGAAATGGAACCGCAGAGTTTGCAAACACTTCTATTAGAGGTACCGTAACTGCTGGTCAGGTAACCACAACAGGATTAACAATATACTCAAACGGCGCAATAACAACTACTTCTGGAAAATTTGGAGTTACAGATGGAGGAGTTTTATCGGCAACTGGAGCAACAATCAGTGGTGCTATAACAGCTACGTCTGGAACATTTACTGGAACTGTTAACGCTTCTGGGGGAACAATGAGCGGTTATTTAAGAGCCGGAGATGTCTATATTGGAAAAAATGTTTACGACGCCTCAGAACACAATGGGATAGGAATAGATGGTTCATGGAATAATGCTTGGGTGAGAAGAGACACTAACGATACTACATATTTTAGGGTTGGATCAGCTAGTACATATATACAGTTGGATACAGGTGGAACTTCTTCTATAGTATTTCCAAATTTTTCAGTAGACACTAATGGTAACGCTTCATTTGGTGGTAGTTTAAGTAGTGTAACTGGAAAAATTTCAGTTGGAGGAATTGAAGTTGGTGGCAATATTGTTGCAGCTGGCCATCATGGTTTATCTCTTAGTACTTCTGATTTTAATAATATCTTTTTAAGACGAGACGATGGAGTATTATTTTTTAGGGTTGGAGCAGGAACAAATAATTCAATACAATGGGATAGTTCAGGTGGTGTGCTAACTATGTCAGGCGACCTTGTTATTGGAGATAATACAGATGCTGGATACCTAAGAGTGCTACAGTATACGGATATTCTAGTAAATAGAATAAAATTTTACAACAGAAATTATGCCGGTTGGTCTAATAGTTTTTATCCATACTTTGACGCTTCCTTTGACCTTGGTGTGCGTAATGCGGACTATCGCTGGGATAACTTATATTATACTGGATCTCTTTTGGATTCATCTGATATAAGAATTAAAAATAATATAAAAGATTCTAATCTTGGCTTAGATTTTATAAATAAACTTAGACCTGTTTCTTATTATAAAAATATAAGCAAAAAATATCCAATAGAAATTCCTCAAGAAGAAGGAGATACTGGCGAACCTGAAATTTTAAGAAAAGAAGACGGAGAACCAATATATAATTCAACACCAGGAAAAAGAATTCACTATGGACTAATAGCTCAAGAAGTATACATTGCACTTGAAGATAGTGGTATTAATCCAGGAGATTTTAGCGGTTGGGCACTTGCCAACCCAGATGATCCAGATTCTGAACAATCATTAGTTTATATAAAATTTATAGCACCTATTATAAAATCAATTCAAGAATTGTCACAAAAAGTTGCAACCTTAGAATCTAAAGTGTTATAATTCATTGTTATGGATAATAATTCAAATTTAGATGTTAATTTAATATTACAAGCCTTTCAAGATAGGTTAGCTCAACTTAATTCTGAATTAATCATAAAAGAAGCTACAATAAAACATCTAACTAATCATATAAATACTTTAACAAATGAAACAAACCCAAAACAAAAAGAGAAAGATGATTTCTAATGTCCGATGTCAATGAAACACCTGAGCAAAATAAAGAAGCAACAATTACTATTAAAGTATCTGAACAAAACCTTCAGTATAAAAGCGATTTTTCTGAGCCAGAAACAATTTTTTGGCTTGAGTCTGTAAAGAACTTAATAATGAAAAAAGCCTTTGAAATGGCAGGATTAACAGAATCCACTAAGTAATTTGCCATTTATAGCTACTATATAAATAACATAATCACAAAAGGTGCGTAGATGGCTATTAGATCATATCTTCCTTTTGCCAGAAACCAAGTTTCTGCTTTAGAGGAAAAAACATTAAAACAAGACGACATTAAAGCCCTTGGCAGGAGCATTAAGATAGCTGCTCTTGCTCTAGGGTTTCGTGGTTCTTCGTATTATTATGACACTAGGGCAGCATTTGAGCCATCTCCTTATGACTTTAATAGAATTACTCAAGCATTTGACACAGATGGATATGTTCGTCAAGCTATAGCTAAACATAAAGAATTATTTTGGAAAGAGGGATGGGAAATAGTAGGAGAAAATCCTGAAGCTATTTCATATCTTTACAGAAGAATAGACTTCATGGAAATGACCATGAAGAAACCTTTTTCTGAATTTTTGATAGAATTATCAGATCAATTAATAAAATACTCTAACGTATTTATTGTTAAAGCTAGAGCAGATATTGGGTCTTATTTTCCAGATAAGTTAAATCCAATATCTAGCACTGAGCCTATAGCTGGTTATTATCTTATTCCAACAGAACAAACTTATATCTTAAGAGATAAACAAAATAGACCAAAGGCCTATCAGCAGGCAACTGATCCACTAACATACTCTCCAAACGATAAAGACCCAGTATGGTCAGCAGAGAGAGTAATCCATATGTACTTTGATAAAAAACCAGGTAGAGCTTTTGGTACTCCATTTTTATCAACAGTGCTAGACGACGTTATAGCTCTTAGGCAGATGGAAGAGGATATACAAAATTTAGTACATAGAGAATTATTTCCTCTTTATAAATATACAATAGGTACAGCAGAACAACCAGCTGAACCGGAAGAAATAACACGCGCAGCAGCAGAGATAGAAAATCTTAGAGCAGAAGGTGGATTAATACTACCCTATAGACACAGTGTAGACGTTATAGGAGCTAATAACACAGCTCTTGATGCTTCCGAGTACTTAAATCACTTTAAGGAAAGAGTTTCAGTTGGATTGGGTGTAGCCCCACATCATTTAGGTATGAGTATGAATGGTGGAAATAGATCAGTTACAGATAGATTAGATGTTGCGCTTTACGATAGAGTTAAGCAGCTTCAAAAGCAATTCTCTGAAATGGTAAGAATATTTATATTTAATGAACTATTATTTGAGGGTGGTTATGATCCACTAGAAAATCCAATGGATGCAACTGTGTCTGACAGATGCTTTATGAGATTTAAGGAAATAGATGTTGATACTCAAGTTAAAAAAGAAAATCATATTATTCAAAAGTTTGTAAACAATCTTATAACAATAGACGAAGCTAGATTGATGTTAAGCTTAGATACAAATGTGGAAGAAGATAGACTATTTGGTCATATGCAAGCACAGCTTCAAATGGATATGGCTAAAAATCAAGCAGAATTAACATCAAAAACTTCTTCTCCAAAAAGTTCAGACGGTCAACAGCCAGCTACTAAAGGTCAAAGAAATCTTCCATCTTCTAGAAAAGGAGTAGGAAATTCAAGTAGGCCGCAGAATCAAAATGGTAGATCTAGTTCACCAAATATTAGAAGATCAGATGACATGTCATGGCTTGTAACGGTTGAAAAGTTACTTGAACCAGAGTATAATTATGTAGAAGAAAATGATAAAATTGGAGAATAAATAAATGATACTTAAAGAAGAGACACTAGATTTATTAGAAGAAGCTGTTGCAAATGGACAGTTTCGTTTAGCTGATACTAGATTTTTAGATGTTTTAGCAGAACTTCTGCCTGTAATTGAAGAAATGAAATATAAACTAGATGCGATTGAACAATTCTTAACTTCAGATGATGAAGAAGAAACTTCTTCAGTAGAAGAGCAAATCAAGCAGGAAGAATTATCAACTAATAAAGTTGAAGTTGAAAATGATCAACAGGAAACCTCTATCCAAAAAGAAATAGTAGAAGAAAAACCAAAAGCTAAACAAAAGAAAACTTCAGTAGAAGAAAGCCAAACAAAAACAGAAGAGGCCTAATGCTTCTAATAGGTTGCCCTGTATATAAAAGAGATTGGATACTTCCATATTGGTTTGCCTGCATAGAAAAGCAAACTTATGGAATAGATAATATTGGTTTTATCTTTGAACTTGGTAAAGATGATAAAGAAACATTTGATTTTTTAATTAAATGGAAAAAAGCTCATCCAAAGATAGATATATTTGATTTAGAAATTAGAGACGATTTGACTCATCATTCTCATGATGAAGGTTCAAGAAGATGGACATTTTCTAAATATGAAAATATGGTTTCTATGAGAAACTCTCTTTTAGATAAAGCTAAAAAAATACAACCAGATTTTTATTATAGCTTAGATTCAGATATATTATTAACAAATCCAAATACGTTAGATTTACTAATGAGTCATATATTGTCCGGTAAAGCAGACGCAGTAAATACTCTTATGTATATGACTCCATTTGGAGTTCAGTATCCAAGTGTAATGTCATGGCATGAATCTGGTGGAGAAAAAGCATATAGAGAAGCAGAATATCCTATAGGCGACTTTTTTAAAGCAGATATAATAATGGCAGCAAAATTAATGTCTAAAGAAGTTTATAATAATTCTAGATACAAGTTTCACCCACAAGGCGAAGACTTAGGTTGGAGCGCAGACTGCAAGGATAAAGGATTTAGCCTATACTGCGCTTCATACATATATACTCCCCATATAATGGGTAGAGAAGAATTAAAAAAGTTTTTATCACAAGGCGATGAAAGAAATAGCCTTGTTTTTAAAGGAAAAAATTAATCTTTTATATAAATTTTAACTACAGCTTGCATAAATGTGTTTAATCATATAAAATATATTACTATAACTATGGTTTTAAAAATCGGAGATAGACATGGCTTTTGAATTTACGGAAAACTTTACCATAGAGCTTCCAAAAATTACAGAATCAGATTTTAATTTTTCTGAATCATCTGATTTTAAAAATGGTCTTATAATCGAAGTAGCAGCCATACACGAACGGACTAACTGGAAATTATAATAATTATTCAGCCGTTGAATTAGAAAAGGCTTTAAATTCATGGGTAGAACCTTACCCTAAGCCTATTATTTTAAATCATGATCTTAACACTGAGCCAATCGGAAGAGTCATGGCTGCAAAAATGGATAAAGAGCAAGATGGAGTTCCTTTTGTTAGACTTCAAATAGCTATTACAGATCCAGTAGCTGCTCAAAAGAT